CCAGTCTTCTGTAAGATGTCACCAACACCTTGACGTAGTGCAGGAGATGTTAGACCTTTGTAAGTACCATAGGCACCTAAGCCCACAGTAGCACCCGCAAGTGCTGCAGGTTTCATAAAGATTGACGTTGAAGGACTGAAGAGACCTACTGTGATGTATGGGTGTGCCTTGGCAAAGTCTTTAACCTTATCCCACTTACCCTTAGTCTTGTCCTTCATCGACGCTAAGTTCTTCTTAGCAGTGATTAGTTTGCTTTGACGAGCACGTAAAGGTTTAACATCAAGACCTTGACGCTCTGCCACGGTGTCAATGATATTGTTTAGACTGTCACGATAAGCCTTAACGAACGGAGAGTTCTTAGCAGTGCCGTGGAATACTGAGTCTGCATTACCACTCTCACGCTTAATGGTGTTGTCAAAAGCTGTACGTAGCTTGCGAAGACCTAACAAAGTACCATCATATTGTGATAGGTGTGAGTCCAGTACTTCGTCTAGAGCTTTAATGTAGTTAGCATTGACTTTACGCATTGGAGACAAACTAGGATCCTTACCATCAAGATTGACTAACTCGACATCAATAGCATCAATGTTCTTCTGTGGCTTAGCACCTGCTTTGACACCTTTGACAGTCACTAGGGTATCTAGGATGTCATTGTCCATTGCAACGATGTTAGGGTCTTTGTTAGCACGAGCAATCTTAGCCTTAGGGCTGTTGTCCAAAGCAGTCTTAGAGAGTACTTTCTTCTGTCGAGCAGTCTTTGACATCTGACCGCTCTTCTCTAGAGCAGCACCAGTGCCTTTCATGGTGTCCTTAAGGTTGCCTCTAGCCACTGGAGGTAACATACCTGCAGCAATGTTAGTAGCTGACTCAAGGTTCTTACGAGTCTGTGGATCAAGACTACGATACCACGCTAGGATCTCCTGAGCTTCCTCATTAGACATCAATGTTTCAGTACCAGAAGCAATGACTTCCTTAAGCCATTCTTCTGCCTGATCAGCAGTCTTCTCAGACAAGATAGTAGCAATGGCTTCAGAAGCACCAGTACTAACAGTCTCTCCTACAGCATCCGCAATGGTGCCGAAGAGACCCTTACCGATGGTCTGAAGTGCCCAAGAACCCACACCAATATCACCTGCTTCGTAGTCAGCCTGTGTCTGTGCTAACTCACCACCACGTTTCTCTAGGATACTGCCCATGCGGTCAAAGTAATCAGCTTCAGGAGCTTCCTCAGGAGCAGGAGCATTCAGAAGTTCCTCTGGAGAAACTAAGACTGAAGATACTTTCTTCTCACCCGCAGGTCTAATTAACTCAGACGTAATTGCCATGTTTAGTCTTCCTCAACGATACGACGAATTGCACCATCCGGTGTCATGTAGTAAGTTCCTACCGGTAACATTGCTTCTGCTTCATCTACTGACTGAACTAACTCAGGAGCATTAGGTGACTTACCCATCTCACTTGACTTAGGGGTTTCAAAAGAAGCGTTAGGAGCTTCCTCAGGAGCATTCATAGCTTCCTGAATAGTATTCATATCCTCTTCAGAGAACATCTTGGTGTATTGTTCATCCAACCAACGATCTTCTTCAGCTTGCCATTCGATCTCACCTTTGTCTTTGTTCTTAGGATCGTTACGCCACTTAGTCAAGTGCTTCGTTAAGTTGACCTGCATACGAGCAGTCTCTTCAGCAATCTTGAGGATTAGACGGTTACCTTTCTTAGACTTGGTAAGACCAGTTTCAGCTTCACCGAATAACTGCATCTCTCGGTTAGATACTGCACCCTTAGTCTGCTGCACGTAAGCCATGATACGCTTAAATGCCTGAGACTGGAATGCTTCTTGGTTTGCTACGAGTTCTTCAGTTTCTTCATCGGAGATACCAAAGGCTGCCAAAGCTTTACGAGCTGAGAGCTTAATTTTCTCGAAAGAACCGGTATCGATCTGATCAAGTAGTCGATTCATTCGCTTAGACTGACCAATGACTGCACGAGCTTCCTGAGCCTTAGGGCGTAGAACTTCTTTCTGGTAGTCGTTAAGGTTTTCAATATTACCGATACGGAAGGTTTCTTCAGTACCCGCACGTTTCATCTCACGTACTGCCTTACGAGATTCAGCATAGGCAACCTTACGTGCCTCAGGAGTCAAGTTAGGATCACTCAGGTTGACACCAAGCTCATTGAAAGCATAGTTGTAGATGTCTTTAATGGTAGTTGTATCAGCACCAACAACACCTGCTTCTTTCTCTTCAATGTCCAACTTACGTTGCTCAATGTCGAGCTTACGTTGTTTAAGCATCAATTCGTCTGCTTTGTCGTCCATACGCTCAGCAAGATCAGTACGACCCATCTGACGAAGCTTATTGGCAAACTCACGTAGACCCTCAGGGGTGCGAGAGATGCCCATAGCAGCTTTATTGACTGCCTCAGCTTGTTGTTCTTTTGGACTTAGACTACCACGACGTAGTGCCTCACCTGCTTGAGGAGCACCAAAGGCACTTGCAATAGAACCTAAACCACCACCTAGGTTACGAACCATGTCCTGCATCTGTTGAGGTGACTGTTGGAGCTGTGAAGCAACTAGACGATTCATAGTGCTTCTCGTGCTGCCGAAGGAGATTGTAATAAATCTGCAATTAAATTCTTAGCCATTATGCTTCACCTCGGAAGTAGCCATAGGTGTCAAAGAACTCATCATCTGATAAACTATCGGCATAGAAACTACCACTATCAGAAGCACCACCAAAGAAACCACTAATACCACCTAAGGCACTTGTTAGCCAGTTAGAGCCACCGCTAGAGGATGAACCAGAAGACGAAGTAGAAGTACTACCGCCAAGCAAGCTAGTAATTAAGTCGTTTAGCGGAGTAGTTTGACCAGAGCCTTGAGTAGAGAACAAACCAGTCAATGCAGTTGCAAGGTCACGACTACGTTGAGCCTCAAGTGCTGCCTGAGCAGACACTAGATCTGCTTCAGCGGTTAGACCTGCAATACCAGTCTTGTAGAGTGCTTCAGACTCACCCAAAGCACCTGCTTGAGCAAGCTTAGAGGTTGCAATAGCATTCTGAAGTGCATTGAACTCTTGTGTCTGAGGTGCATAAGCAGCACCTAAGGCACCTGCTACGTTCTGAATGTTCTGACCTTGTAGTTGAGGAGCTAAGGTTTGCGCTGTCAGCATATTACGAGCTTGTTGTTCTTGTACTGCTTTCTCAAGAGCTAAAGCTTCTGGAGTGCCACCATAGGCTGCTGTTTGAGTACCTAGGCGACCTTGAGCTGCCAAACGATTCTCTAGCTCTAATCGACGTCGTTCAGTCTCACCTGCTTGAGCAGTTTGCATCTGATCATAGATGCTCTGTACTGTCGGAGTAGGAGTTCCTGCAAGACCCACAGCTTGACCTAACATTGACTGTTGGATTGCTGCAGGTTGAGCAGCTAACTGTTGATTAATAGCACCACCTGCGCCTACCGAAGTAGTGCCTGTGGGAGTAGTGATTGAGAATGGTTTAAATGAAGCTGCTTCAGCACCAATCTCGCCAAGACGACCAGACTCACTAATGAATCGGTTAGCCATGTTAGCTAAGGTGTCCGAAGCATCCTGACTTGCCTGATATGGTAAGTAAGCAGCCGCTAGTTGGCTACCACCACTAAGCAAACCACTAATATCAATAGCCATTAGAATGTACCTCCGTCAACAGTACCTACAGTTGCAGTACCAGTAACGGTTAAGGTTGGAACAGTCACGGTACCTGTGAAGGTCGGTGATGCTGTGTTTGCCTTAGTTGCCACTGCGGTTGCAATGTTGTCATACTCAGTGTTAATCTCTGAGCCTTTAATGATCTTCGCAGGGTTACCTGATGCCAGAGTATCCTTAACTGCAAAGTTAGTAGTCTTAGTATAGTTTGACATTAGATAGTCCTTCCTACAATTGCTTGTGCTGTCATGCGCTGAATAGAGACTGGTGCTCCGTTGACCTCTGCTTCAACACCTAGTTGTACTACTGCACCACCACCTGATGCGTTTACATTAGGGCGGTTTACTAATACACCTGCGTTAAATTCACCTTCGTTATACTCTGCAATGTTATACTCAGCAATGACCTGAGTTGTCAAAGTAAACTTCTTTTTCTTATATGCGTAGCTGTAGTCGTAACCCCAGTTGAGTGTTACGTCTGTTGCACTACCACCAATAACAGTAATCTTAAGGTTCTTAAGTAACTTAAGGTTACTAGGTGCGCCAAAGTCTAAGTAGTTTGTAAAGTACGACATCTGATACGCAGAACCGTTGTCGTCATATCCAGTGTACTTAGCAATTCCAGTGTCTTTACCTAACAATAAATCACCCTCACGAGTACGTAACATACACTGAGGATTGATTGTGTTCCATATTGTTGTACGATATGCGCCGTTATCTAGCGGAGTACGAGTATCGAAACAATATGTTTGTTGTGATGAAGGTAGTTGTAATAAGTAGAATGCTTCTTCAGGTGAATACACTGAAGTGATGTGTGCATCTTCAGTTAAAGAATAACAAATCACTACCTGTGCTCTGTACTGAGTCACGTGCAATACAACCAATACCTACGACTGAGTCTGCAAGCTGCATAGTAGCAGGATCTGTAGCGCCTTGATAAACTAAGATCTGACGTTTACCAAAGATGATTAAGAAGTTGTTATGTGATGCTAATGCAGTAATGGTATCACTACCATCTGCCCAGACCTTAGATACGTCAATAGAACCTGAGGAACCTGTGTCCCACTTCATGCCAGTCAGTAAGTCTGACCAGTAAATAGTAGTGGTATCTGAAGTAGTATTAGCTACCCAAAGGCGACCATTAGCAGATAGAACAACATTACCCTGAGGAACTGTGCCTGAGTAGTCTGCATGGTCTTCTATAGCGACAGCGGTAGTGCCATCGTAAACCACAGGCTTTGAATCTTTGCGGAATAAGTAATGTTTATTGTTAAGGGTAGCATATTGATATTGACCATCACCTACGGTGTAGGATGCGGGTGTAATGTCAGTTAAAGTTGTAGTGCCTTTGTAGATTGCTGTGGCAGAAGCACTAATAACCTCTGTAGTTCCATCTTCTTTAACGAACTCACTAATTGAGACAATATCGTCAGCGCCTGAGGTAGTTACATATTCCCAACCTTTACGAGCACCAATACGACCAAACTGGTCAATTACGCAGTTCGTAGCGTCTAGAGCAAATTGCTCAGACAAAGCTGTAGGGGAATCCTCGGTGTTGAGTCCGTAGAAACCCGGAGCTTGAATGGCAATACTTTGTAAAGCCTTAGCCATTAGACAGTTTCCCAGATTAATTCTTCAGGATGATATTGTGAGTCCAAAGAAATTGCAGTAGCAAGGTCATTCTGTGCAAAGATTGCTTGCTCTGAACCTGACTCACCACCAGTCTCACCACGCTCACGTAGTGCATAAGCGTATGCCCAGTTTACTACAGGACTTTCAGGAACTAAAAGTTGATCAGAGTCGCTTGAGAGGTCTACAGGACGCTTAACGCCATAGACTGTTAGTGTCTTTACCGCATTAGGTGTTTGATAGAGACGTACTTTGATGTCACCATTACCATCTACACCATCAATCGTATAATAATTAATGGTACCAGAAGCATCGTTAGTGCCTAGGTTTAACTCACGGATGCGTGGCAGTGACTCATAACGAACAACTAAGTTATCAGTCTCATTCAAGACTTGATTAACCTTACCACGAGTACCAAAGTCAGTTAGGATATAAGTAGGAGTGCCTGAGACTGTCGTGATGGTATGAGTAGCACGTAGAGCAGTCCAATCCCAAGCATCCTCCACTAATCGTTTTGCATCGTTGATGAAGTCACCAATGAGCTTAGAGTAATCTGACTCGTCAACAGTCGTTACTTCATCTTCACGTAAGCGACGCATTACTGCATTTACAAGTTCTAAATAAGTCACATTAAACCTCTGCTAGTAGTTGTTTAGCTCGTGAAGGAGTATCAACTAATAATTCATTTGCTAGATCGTTGTCTTGGAAGGTACCAAAGACATCTTCAGATTGCAATGGCATACCACCGCCACCTTGACCCTCTAGGATTCCTTGGAAGGCTAGAGCAGACTTAAGTTGCGGTACGTTGATGTCTAAGTTTTCAATGTTGAGACCAAGCTCACCGAGTTTTGGTAGGTCAATACCTTCAATATTACCAAAGTCATAACCTTCAAAGTCTACACCACCTAAGTCCCAACCTAAGTCCTTAAGTTTCTTAAGACCCTCAAAGCTCATGTCTGGTAGTAAGTCACCGATCTGTTGTCCAGTTTCTTTAAGGAAATCTACTAAGCCAAAATCATTGATTCCTGATAAGTCAATACCAGAGACAGAACCAAGGTCAGCTAAGTTTGGTAAAGAACCACCACGATTATAATAATCTGTAGCACCACGTACTAATGCTTGAGCAGGATCTACACCTTCGTTGATTAAGTTAGCAGTTTCAATACCTGCAAAACCTAATGCCTGTAGGTCTGAGTCACCTGAAGCAATATAACCTACTGCTTCGTCACCAAATTGGTTTGATAACATACGTACAGGATCTTCACCTGCAAGTAAGTCTGCAGCGGCTTGGTCAAAATCCATCTTCTCAGCAACAAACTGCCAAGCATCCTCACCAAAGACATCGCCTACGGTGTTCTCTAGTGTTTCTGTAATTCCAGTCTCAGCAATCCAGTCAGCACCATAGGCACCCACAAGAGCCTGTATTGGATCTGCACCATCAGCAATACGTGCGGATACTCTAGCAGCCTTTTGGATGTTTTTAGGAACTTCGACACCTGCGTTAAGGTCTGAGTAACCTTGGATGCCTAGAGAGACGAAGTCAAAAGCATTTAGATCTTCGCCATTAGCTACCTTTGCAGCAGCATTGATGTACGCAGCATATTGTGGGAATGCAATAGACATTGCAATCTGACCGACAGGGCTACGAACTACATCTACTGCCGCTTCGCCTACATCACCAACGAAGTCACCTACGCCATCGACAACATCTTCAACGGTCACCTATTGGGGTAAACCCAAACTTCTCTGCAAACTTTGCAGTCTTAGTTTCCTGTGGATAGGCGTAGATAGTGTCCCTATGGATTGCCCTAAATTCAGCCCACTTTTGTTTTAATTCTTTGTAAGTTTCCTTACTCCAGTCAGTTACATCTGCATGAATAAACTGAGCTGCTTTCTTACCCCTAAGAATCACCTCAATACTAATAACGTATTTGTCGGAGTAAATTACTGGGATGTCCATTATCCACCTTGGATTACATCGTTCTCTTCAATGACAGAGATAAACATGGTAAAGTCATTGTTAGTTGCACAACGACCTATAATCTTGTCTCCGGCATACATGGCAATGAATTCGTTATACTCACCACCAATCTTAAAGAATTCCTTAGAAGAAACTGAATAACCATCAAAGACGGTCATCGTAGCTGTCTCTGAAGCAGGTACTTCGTAGAGAGTTGTATCTGTTGTCTGCAGGGATGCTGCAAATGTTTTCTTAATCATCTTATGTGTTTATTTTAGCATATTTTTGTCAAAAAGTCAATACTTAATAGGACGTTTACCTACAATAATCCTAAAGAAATTGACAATACCCATAGCCATTTGCATTGGAGCAGGGATTGCCCAACCTGCTAATAGAGCAATCATTAGGAGCACCCAAGGTGGTAAGTCAGAATTAATAATCTGAGTACCTTCAACCTTGTTAGCCTGATCAGCTACCTGAGCTTCCCCTGAAGCCTCAGTGTTAGCTTGAACTACTGCGTTGTTCTGAGTGTTCTCTTTGCCAATCTGAGCATTGGTGTTGACGTCTGTACCACCATCATCACTAAACAAACCACCTACGAGACCCATCGTAGAGCAGCCTGAGAGCATAAGGGTTAGTACTAATACGAGAACTTTCATTTTGTAATCAATTCAGTAATCTTAACGACACAGCCTTTAGGGTACTTGGTTGTCTGACCGATGTCTGGAGCTGTGTCACAGACTTTGTAGTATTCCTCAGTTTCCTCTATGAGAAACCCAATGGTTTCAAAGGTGCAAATGTCCTGATCCTCTGAGTCATTCCAAACTAAGTACGTTGTAATATCTACCCACTTA